CTCCAGACCCTCAAACAGAGGTTACTCTACATCTTTCCGTCTTTTCTTCTCCATTCTCCATTGCCGTTCTCCATCGCCAGTGAGCCACGTTTGGTGGTGCCCCTTCCAGCGTCCCAGGCAGCGTGGGAGACGGTCGTGGACTACCTTCTCCATTCTCCATTCTCCATTGTGGAGGCAAAGAAACCAGTAATAGTATAGGATCCAGGACTCTGTCTGCAGCTGCGGGTACAGCCGTAGCGTTCTCCATCTCCATTGTGGTAGCTGAACTGGGCTCTAGTATAGTAGTAAGGATAGTGGAAGGCGACACCTGCCAGGAAGGTTGTGTGGTAAAGAATTTGCATTTGCCTCTTGACTATCGAATAAGATGGGACTATATAAGTATCAAAGAAAGGTAGAACTATGACTGAAGCATTACAGAAGGATTACGAGAAGACGTGCGCAGAGCGCATAGATGAACAGTGGAGACTGAGGCGAGAAGATCTGTCAGACCCTGAGTTTGAAGGACTCGGATTCGACTACGTAGAACCGCATACATTCACCGACCAGTTGGAGGGATACTGGCGCTGGCAGTTCTCCTGGGGCGGGCCCAGCGACGAGCTTCGCGCATATGTTAACGAGTTACGCGAGATCCATCGCCTGGAATACTGGTTCATGGACTGGATGGACGGTGCTAAGCTGGAGCTGCTGCCACGTCTGCCTCATCCAGAGACAGGGGATGCCTGGCACAGGATGCAAGAGATGATTGGCCTGAGCCAATGATTCTCCATTACATTGCCGCTGCATTCTTTGCCTGGTGCATATTGGTTGCATTGTTCCCGCAGCACACCGTGCTGCTGACTACGGGTGTAGTCCTGTGGATCTCTGGACTCTGGCAGAAGATAGACTGGACATTGGTGTACTTCTAGTCTCCATCTCCATTGCATTGCCGATGGCGAAGCTGGGGTATATTAGTATAGTTACACAGGAGTCCCAGCAGGGTTGTCTGCCAAAATAAAATAAAAAAAGATTTGACAAGTAAAATGAAATGGGATATAAAGGGATAATTAACAGAAAGACGAAAGGATAACAAAATGTCGAAAGCAGTTAATATATTAGAAGTGCTAGAGAAAGCACACCAAAGTTCCGCTAGTGTTAGCAAGAGGAACAAACAAGCGATTATAGATGCCTATGGTCGTGCCTTAACTATGAAGAAAGTATTAGACGACTTCATAAAAGTAAATCGTAATCTTATCATTGACATGGGAGTTAGTGAAAATGCAAACCTATTACATGGAAAGGATTACTCTATTCATGTATCGCAAAAGCTTAGCGTTAAGGTTGATACGAATCTGGTCAAGGAAAAACTTGGCGAGTTGGAATACCATAAATGTAAAGTGCCAACGCAATATAAACAAATACAAGCGTTGCCTATTGAAGAGGCAACAGTTCGCAAGAATAAAAAAGCAACGATTGAAGAAGTTGCTGATTTCAGAATAACTGCCTAGTACCGATAAATTGCCTAGTCAGTTTATCTCCATCGCCCATTGTGGCGATGGGGGTCGTGCCTATAGTATAGTATAAAGAAGTACACCCCACACGGAGTTGCGTGGTCGTGAAAAAAGTTTTCGAATGTTCTTGATTATAAAATTAAATGGGAGTATTAAGTTAATTAGAAAGGAGAAATCAAAATGCCAGATAATGATAACGACTTATCACAACGATTAGCAGTAGTAGAACAGACCTTTGGTTTAAGATCTAACAATGCTGTTGCTAACCCAAACCCAAATGATGTTAGAGCAACCCATGTTGATAACATTAATTGGAAAGCACTTTATAAAGTCCTTGAAAGCGAAGTTGAAACTATTATCCTTGATCCTAACTGCCCACAGTATGTGCGTGATTGGGGTAACAGGGTAATGCAACGACTAGCAGAACACCTGCCACGCAGGTAAATAATCCGATCGGACTGGCGAAGGGCGGTTAATCCGCCCTTTTTTTATGTCAGGCTCACCAGCAGCCAGGCAGCCAGGCAGCCACTACCAGTTCTTCCAGGCAGCGTATCACCTACAACAAAACAACATCTAGGTACTTACAAACTTATCTAATACTGTATCTTGATTTGCGGACACCCCACACCCCCCTAAAACGCACAAGCTGTGCGGTTAGTCTATAGTGCAAAGTTTTACACAAACAGAGATTATGTTATAACTTTCCCATGAATAAACAAATCCCAACGGAATTATTAAAACTAGAACTTAGGAAATTACAAATTAAAGTTGCGGAGGAGTCCCGTTCCAACTTCCTTACATTTGTAAAAAAAGTTTGGCCTGACTTTATTTCTGGACCACATCATAAAATTATTGCAAAAAAGTTTGAAGATATTTCACGTGGAAAAATAAAAAGATTAATTGTAAATATGCCACCACGTCATACAAAATCTGAGTTTGCATCTAACCTCTTTCCTGCGTGGATGATGGGTAGGAATCCTAAGCTAAAAATTATTGAAGCAACTCACACAGCAGAGCTATCTTATAACTTTGGCAGAAAAGTAAGAAACTTGTTTGATCAACAAGAATTTCAAGATGTGTTTCCTGATGTAAGTTTATCACAGGATTCTAAGGCTGCGGGTAGATTTACAACAAACAAAGGTGGTGAATACTTTGCAGCAGGTGTAGGCGGTGCTATCACAGGTCGTGGTGCAGACTTACTAATTATTGATGATCCACACTCGGAGCAAGATGCATTAAGTGAGAGTTCATTTGACAAAGCTTACGATTGGTACACATCAGGACCTAGACAGCGTTTACAACCAGGCGGTGCGATAGTCGTAGTCATGACCCGTTGGTCTACAAAGGATCTTACTGGACAACTGATAAAGGCTCAAACTGATCCAAACACAGACAAATGGGAAGTTGTAGAGTTTCCTGCAATAATGAATGATAAACCATTATGGCCACAGTTTTGGAAACGTGAAGAGTTAGATGGTGTTAAAGCATCGTTGTCAGAACAAAAATGGCAAGCGCAATGGCAACAACAACCAACCTCAGAAGAGGGTTCTATCATTAAACGTGAATGGTGGCAGATATGGCAACATGACAAGATTCCTGATCTTTCACACGTTATACAAAGTTACGATACAGCGTTTAGTAAAAGAGAGACTGCAGACTTTAGTGCTATAACAACGTGGGGTGTATTTAAACCCAGAGAAGACGGCCCATGGAACATCATACTTTTATCAATGCGTAAAGGTCGTTGGGATTTTCCAGAACTTAAAACTGTAGCTTTAGATGAATATAAATACTGGGAACCTGAAACAATCTTGATAGAAGCGAAAGCTTCTGGTATGCCTTTAACACAGGAGCTACGTCAATTAGGAATTCCTGTAGTTACTTATACGCCTAGTAAGGGCAATGATAAACACGTTCGTGTAAACTCCGTAGCTCCGATATTTGAAGCGGGACAAGTATGGTGCACGGAAGATCGCTTTGCAGAAGAAGTGGTTGAAGAATGTGCAGCTTTCCCTTATGGTGATCATGACGATTTAGTCGACTCTACAACACAAGCGCTGTTGCGATTCAGACAGGGTAACTTTATCCAGCTGGAATCCGATTACATAGATGAACAAAGATACATAGAACCTAGGAGGTATTATTACTAATGAGCACTAGAATGGATTTAATATCATTTATGATTAAAGAAAGCACTGGCATGGATGTAAAAACTTTTTTAAATACATTTAAAAAATTACCTGCAAACTCTAAAAAAAATTTAATTAACGATGAGCAAATAAGTGATGCATTAAGAATGTTAAATGCAGGTGATAACAAATTTGAAAATACTGCTAGAATATTAATAGAGCCTGATCAAAGAATAAAAAGAGCAGCCCTTAGAAAACATTACATGGAAAATGAGGGTTTAAATAGTTATATTGATGATCTCGTTGAATTAATAAAAGAGTCAGATGAGGCATTTAAAATTAGACAAGATTTAGCTAAACCTGGACAAGTTATTAGAAAGTCAGCACCAGCATACAGTGATGCTCAAATTAGAATTTTTGCACAGATGTACAAAACTAATAATCCTTTTTTAATGAGTCATATTAAAAGAAGAATGGGTGATCGAAGATATGATGGAATGCAGAGACAAGCAACTGTCAGAGGTTTTTTAACTCCAGAGGACAAAAAGTTTTATACTAATTTATTTAATAAAGGATATTTAAATATAGGTTATTTTGCAAAAGATGAAGCCGTAACTAGAGCTGCAAATATTTTAAAAAGATATAAAGAGTTAGTGCCTACTTCTCTGGGATCAGAACTAAGAGGAGGTCCTTTTGCTTTTTCAGGTGTGGATATAACGGAGCTTCTTAAAACAGATGATTTTCTAAAAGCTTATCTTACACAACCAAAATTATCGAAAACTGCAGCACGCTCTGAATATTTACAACAAGCTGGAAAGCAAACAATGACTTCTGAAAAATATGAAAGGTTTGTTAAGAATAACATTATAAAACAGCTTAAAAGAGAAGGTATTCTTGACGAGCTAGGTTTACAACATTTAGATTTATTAGGTCAAACCCCTAAATTACAAATTACTGATGATCCTAAAATAAAAAATTTTATGATTGAAGAAGCTAAAAAAGGTAACGCTCATTTAGTAAATTCAAATATGCAAACAATTTTAGATCCTAGTCAAAAACAATATTTTAATAATTTTGTAACGCAAGTTAGAGAAAAAGTTTACAGCACGGGTGTAGATACAACTCCTTTGATGAGACAGTATAATAAAAATGCAAGTAATCATGCAGCAAGAACAGCTGATTTAATAAAATCAAATTTCAACAGGTTTATGCGTTATTCAATATTTAGAGGACAAACTAAAGATCAAGCTTTTGAAAACTTTAAAAAACAAGTTGAGTCTGAAGATTTTTTTGAAAATGCTATACCCATAATTTATAGAACAGCTAAACTACATGATAAGATAAACTATAACAAACTTCGTTACGGAATAGAATTTCCAAAAGTGTCATTATCACATCACAAAGCAGCCATAGATTATATTGATTTAACTTTTAAATCTAACAACCTGTTTACAGGTGAGAGAAAATTAAACGCTATGGAGGCAGGGTTACAACAAAGAATTAGAAATTTAAAATCTAAGATAGATCAACGAGGTGGCAGAAAACTTATTATGTCTGATGAAACTATAAGAAATTTGCAGCGAGAAATAGATGACCTTGAATACGAATTAGAGATTAGCGGTGTTTACGAACCAGTTGCTCCAGATTATGAAAAACAGATGGATCAGACCATTACAGATATTTCGACAGCAGGGTATGGTTTATTAGCAGATGGAGGTTTCGCATCAATAGAAGATGTGTTAGATTATAGAAATGGCTAAAGATACTGAATTAGATGCAATTTTAGATCCTGATATTCTTTCAGATGAATATTTAATTGATGAAGAAACAGGTTTGCCTATCAAAGATCAAGGTCAAAAAACAACTAAGCAAAAATTATCAGAAGACTCACTTAAATTTTTAGCAGATACCGCTGCTATAGCTCAAGAAACAGTGACAGCACCACCAGCTATAGCGATAGGTCTTTTTAATGCAGTATCATCAATAAATGCAGCACCCAAAGTTCCGAATCCTATCCAAATCGGTAACCTAATTAAAGAATTAACTAATTTTGAATACAACTTGGCACCTAAATCTACGACAGTTGGTGCCTATATTACAGGCGCTTTAGCTGGTGAGATGGCATATTTTGGTGCCTTAAACAAAATTAAATCATCCTCACCCACAGTTTATCAAGCTTTAACTAAAATGTTTCCTTATTCTGTTGGTCAACTTCACACAGCAGCAATTATTGGAGCGGGTAGTGTAGGAGAAAAGAAAAAAAGTAAAGTTAAACGTCAAAAAGGAGAATCAAAAAGTGCTTTCAAAACAAGAAAAAAAGCAGCTGAGAAAGTAGGAAAGTTAGCTAAAATTTTTGGTGGTGCAAAAGGTATAATAAAAAACATTTTTCCTAACGCTGCAACAAGACCAAAAATGATTGATAATTTTGCAAAAATTGGAAAAGCTGGTCTAGCATATAGTGTGTTAGCTCCTTTTATAAAAGAAGCATTTACAACAAGTTCACTTGGTGATGGCACTGTTACTGGTCAACAAGATGCCATATTAAAAGGCCTTTTTGGTGCAGACAGTGTTGAAAGAATATACAATGACACCACAGGAGTTACTACGTATAAATTGGTTGGTGGCCCATCAGATCAATTCATCATGCATCCTGAAATGTTTGAGGGGTTCGTTGATGCTGGTATGGCACTTAGAGAAGCTGATAAAAAACAAATGATTATTGATGCAGAAAAATTTGATAGAGATTTTAAAAGAGCTCCCCTAATATCTTTTCGTAGATATCTTGATACCGAGACTGGCAAGGCCAGCACCAATTCAAAAGTAGGAATGATATTTAATGAAATTAAAAAAAACTTTAGTAATATTTATGCACTTGAACAAGCTGAAGATATTTTTGAAACTGGACCTGACAGAGTAACAGATGACGGTATTTATGATCTATATTCACAAACAGAACAAGGTTTAGCTGATGATGCAAAAGACAAAGCATTAAATGAGCAGTACATGCAAGAGAAACTAAATCAAGGTCAAGCACCCTTTGTAACAAATCCTAATCCAAAATTAATGGGAATGAACATGGGTGGTAACGTCATAACAGATGATATTCTTGAACAAGCAAATGTGTTTGAAGATCCGTCATTACCTGAAGTTGAAGTAGCTAACTTGTTTGGTAAAGTTCCGCTATGGGCAATACAAAATATAGACAAGTTTAAAATGCTTACACAAAATTTATCTAAAGCAGAGAAAAAACAACTTGAGTCTTTAGAAAAAAAAGTAGGTTCTGTTGAAGAAGTAAATCTTTCTAGTGAAGCATTAGATGATAGTGTCGCCGCTGTATCGGACGACGTTGGCACAGCTGTCGTAAAACCAAAATCAAAAAAAGATATAATTGATTCACCTGAAGCTTCTGAGTCTGTATTTTATTCTAACCTTGAAGCGCGGCTCATGGACCCAAACACACCACCTGTTTTTAATAGTGTCGATCAGTTTTATAAATTTATGCAGAACAAAGGCATCTCAAAACCAGAAATAGAAGATAATATTCTAACAAACTATTTAAATGCAGCAGCGAAACAAAATAAACCAATATCTAAACAAGCTATGCTTGCTATTGTACGTCAAGCACCACAACGTAAGATTGAAACTGTCACGTATGGTTTTGGCGGTGATAAACCTGCAAAGTATCCTGGTTATCAAGAGCCAGGTGCAATTGATGGCACTTACAGAGAAGAAGTTTTATTTTTAAATCCTAGTGCCATACCTGGCGATCCAGATCAAATACCTGGTAGTGTACACGATTTTACAGAAAGGTACGTGATCGGTTGGTCGCGGCTCACGGACCGTAATGGAACGATACCTGGAGCTGAGGGTTTATTTACAGCAGCCGATAAAAAAATGTTAGCTACGTTAAAAAAGAATCAAACAAAACTTAACAATCAATTAGCAGGACTAGAAACTTCGGCACTTAGAAAATTAGATAGAGAAGGTTTAGTGAATGTAGATCTAGACATTGATGATCTTTCAGCTCAAGAGATATCAACAATAATTGACGCTCGCGTTTCAGATTTAGAATCAATAGATCCAGCACTTCTTCGACAAATAAGACAGTTTAAAAGTAAACTACAAGATGATTTAGTTAAAATACAAAACCTTGAAAAAATACAAGCAGGATCAAAAGTACGAGTAACATTTGCCGATGAGATACAATCAGACATACTACAACAAGCAAAGAAACTTGAACTAGATTTAAAAGAACAAATCAGTGATTTAATGGATTTACCGTTGAATGAAAGAATGGCTAGACTAGCTAGAGAAAGACTTTCATATCAAGGTAAAGCAAGAGAGGTAGAGCCACAGGTTTTAGAATATTACACTAGGAATGAAACAATATTTAGACCTATGTTTAAAACGGCAGAGGACATGCAACAATTTGTTGACGAGTTTAGATTAAACAAAAAAATATTTGAAGATCTTGCAAAGCAAGGGCCGTCTGTTGAGCCACAGCTTCTAGCATCTGCTAAAAAAGCAGCGGCAAAAGAAAAGAAAATGTTAGAGGAGCTAGACGTTGGTTTATCTGATGCAGCTCTAAAACAATTATTTCCTAACGTGCCATTTAAAAATAGAATGGAATGGGGCTCAGCTTTAATTAAACGTGACATTGCTCAAGCCGCAAAAAAATTATTTGTAGATAAAGATCCTAACGCATCCCAGTGGTATGCTGTAACACCAGCTAAATTTGTAAAAAATAGATACAGTCAAAGTGGTGGCACTAATACGCCGATAAATGAAAGAACAAGTGCTATGAAAGGTATAGGCACTGAGGAGTTTTATGGTGGGCCAGATAGCACAGATTTTAAAGGCAAACACTACACCTCTACTGTAGAAAAAATACTTAAAAGAGCTGCAAAAGATAATAACTCAGAATTTAAAATTATTGAGGTTGACGGCGTTGGTGAAGTTTTTGCTATCAAGATTACACCTGAAATGTTATTACCACATAAAACTCATAGAAAAAGGGGTGGACTTGTGTATACTCCTGAGAGTATTATTGATATTTTTGAGGCAGCATAATGGCAGTAGAAAAACCTATAGGATTTGAACAACAACAAGAAAAAGCTATAGAGCAACTTGTAGAAATACAAGGTAATGAGTTTGCTGACGGTTTAGCGCCTAAAGTAGAGATGCAACAAGACGGAGGTGCTATTGTTGGTGACCTAGATCAAAATATACAAACTGGTTTTGACATGAATATTGCAGAGGTATTAGATGATGATACTCTTAATGAAATATCTAGTGATTTAAGACAAGCTCATGAGGATGACAAATCGTCAAGAAAAGATTGGGAAGATTCTTACAAAAAAGGTTTAGATCTGTTAGGCTTTAAGTACGAGGAAACTTCACAACCATTTCAAGGAGCTAGTGCAGTAACACACCCTATGTTAGCTGAAGCTATCACACAATTTCAAGCTCAAGCTTATAGAGAATTATTACCAGCTAATGGACCTGTCAGCACACAGATAGTTGGCAAAGTAGATAGAGCAAAAGAAGAACAAGCTCAACGAGTCAAAGAATTTATGAATTATCAAATAATGCACGTCATGGAGGAGTACGATCCAGATATGGATAGTTTACTTTTTTATTTACCACTTTCAGGATCGGCATTTAAGAAAATTTATTATGATGCAGGTTTAGGTAGAGCGGTATCAAAGTTTGTACCAAGTGATGATTTGTATGTGCCTTATCACACAACAGATTTAGAAACTGCTGAGAGAATTACACATGTTATCAGAAGAACAGAAAACGATATTAGAAAATTACAAGTATCAGGTTTTTACAGAGATGTAGATTTAAAAACTTATGAAGATGAAACTGCTTTGCAAGAAAAAGAAAATAAGCTTGCTGGCATGACAAAAGTTCAAAAGGGTGAAGAGTTTCAATTATTAGAAATGCATGTTGAACTTAACATTAAAGGTATTGATGCTGATGATGGTATTAAAGTTCCATACATCGTAACTATAGATGAGGGGTCAAACCAAGTATTATCTATTTACAGAAATTATAAACAAGACGATCCTCGTATGAAGAAAACGCAATACTTCGTTCATTATAAATTTTTACCTGGTTTTGGTTTCTATGGTTTTGGATTGATTCACATGCTAGGCGGTTTATCAAGAACTGCAACTAGTGCACTTAGACAACTTTTAGATGCAGGAACTTTATCTAACTTACCTGCTGGATTTAAGGCAAGAGGTCTTAGAATACGTGATGATGATGCACCATTACAACCAGGTGAGTTTAGAGACGTTGATGCACCTGGCGGTAGTTTAAGAGAAGGTCTTGTGCCTTTGCCTTACAAAGAGCCAAGCGGCACATTATTTCAATTACTTGGTTTTTGTATAGAAGCTGGATCTAGATTTGCAGCGATAGCTGATCAAAAGATTGGTGACGCAGCACAAGCTGGTGCACCTGTTGGCACTACGATGGCTTTACTAGAACGTGGTTCTAGAATTATGAGCGCTATTCATAAAAGATTACATTATGCTCAACGTATAGAATTTAAACTTTTAGCAAAGATTTTTGCTGACGATTTACCACAAGCTTATCCTTACGCTTTAAGTGGTGAGGGCATGCAAATGATGAAGGCTGAAGACTTTAGTCCTGAGATAGATATCATACCGATATCTGATCCCAACATCTTTTCTATATCGCAAAGAGTTACATTAGCTCAAACGCAATTACAATTAGCACAGGCTGATCCTGCATCTCATAACATGTATGAGGCATATCGCAGAATGTATCAAGCACTTGGTGTGAAAGATATTGACGTTTTATTGCCAGTGCCTTCTGGGCCACAACCAACTGATCCAGGAATGGAAAATGCTGGTGCTTTAGGTGGTGGATCACTAACTGCTTTTCGAGGACAAAATCATGGAGCTCACATTGCAGCTCACAGAGCGTTCTTTGCTTCTGTTTTAGTTAAAAACAACCCTCAAGTTATGCTTATTTTACAAGCTCATATCATGGAACATGTTAGTATTGAGTCTAGAGAAGAGGCAGAAGACGATATGGCTAAACAAATTGAAGAAGTTACACAACAATATGGTGGACAAATACCACCAGAACTTCAAGCAGAGATGCAAGAAGCATTAGAACAACAAATTGCTGAAAGAATTGCTGCAAAAGTCACCGAAATGGCTCAAGAAGAGTCAGAATTTGTGTCTGAACAAGGTCAAGATCCACTTGTTATGCTAAAAGAACAAGAATTAGGGCTTAGAGAAGCAGAAATTAACAGAAAAGCGATGAATGATCAGGCAAGTCAAGAGATGGACGCTATGAAACTTGCCCAAGACGCTAAAATAGCGCAAGATAGAATAGATTCACAAGAAGATATTGCACAATTAAGAGCAAATGTTAATTTAAGTAAGCAAAAAAATGACAATAACAGACGCAGAACATAAATTACATTCTTTCTACACACAAATTCTTGAATATGTAGAAAATACTTCCAAAAGTGAAGAAGATAGTATACTTTTAGCAGGTGCTATGATGGCTGCATCAAGGTTTTTGTACTATAAAAACTTAAGTACAAAGCAAGCTGATGACCTTGTAGAACAAAATACAATTGATTTGATTGAAATAATCAAACCAACTATACATTGAGGATAAAATGAAGTTTAAAAATGCAAAAATGACTACTGTAAAAGCTAAAAATCCTTTTCCTAATCCTGTTGTAGCCTCAGATGCTGCAATAACTTACTCACCATTCGTTGTAAGAAAAAATAAAGGAGCAGGACCGCAAGGACAGACTAGCAATATGCAGATCAAAAAAGTTGCCTTTAAGGGCGTAAAGTAATAAAACCTACTGAACAATAAGGAGGTTTGTATGAACTTACTAAAAGATCTTTGGGCTCACTTGAAAGAGTGGTCTGATTGGAAAATGAAAGATTGGATTAAAGCTGCAATTGTAGCGATAATCGTAATAATCATAATAGGAGCAATTTAGAAATTCATGTGGCAATTATTAGCAAAACCCTTACTTGGTGTGGCCACAGACGCCGTAAAGGGTTTTGTAGAAACAAAAAAAGCAAAACAAGAACTTAAACTTACAACAATCAAAGCTACTCAAAAACTTAAAGAAGATCAAATTGCAGGCAAAGTTGCATGGGAGCAAAGTGCTGTCGATCAAATGAAAGGATCGTGGAAAGATGAAGTAGCATTAATTGTTTTATTACTTCCAGCCGTTCTAGTCTTCACGCCTTTACAAGAGCATGTGCACAAAGGTTTTATTGCTTTACAAGACCTTCCGTCGTATTATCACAATTTGTTATATATTGCGATTTCTGCGAGCTTCGGCATTAAGGCTGGATCTAGCGCAATCGGATTAATTAAAAAGGGCAAGTAAATGGCTAAGAAAAAAAACAAAAAGAAATCTTTTCCAGATCTTAACAAAGACGGAAAAGTTACAATGAAAGATATTTTAATTGGAAGAGGTGTAATTAAAAAAGCTAATGGTGGTGTCACTGAAGCAATCAATGGTTTGAAAAAACAAGGATTGAAAAAAGGTGGTGTTGCAGGTAGACTAGCACAAAGAGGTTACGGAAGATCTAGATGAGAAAAGGTTTATATGCTAATATTCATGCTAAGAGAAAACGTGGCGGAAAAATGCGTAAGAAAGGTGCAAAGGGTGCACCTACCGCAGCTAACTTTGCGAGAGCAAAACAAACAGCGAGGAAGAAATGACAAAATTATGTCCTAGAGGTAAAGCAGCAGCTAAA